AACGTCAACAGAACCGTCTTCGTTTACTTGTAATTCATCCATGTCTTACTTTCGGTTGGAATATCGTTTGGCCTGCATAAGCTCAAGCATCATGGCATCTGGGTCTGAATTGTATGCAACACGTCCTGTTGTGCCACCCCTTGCCATACCTTGCGGCTGTGGGGCAGGGGGCGTCATTGCGTTCATAGCTTGTCCCTGTCTCGTCATTTGCAAGATGTTGCTTGGAGATTGTTGTTCTGGCGCTCCTTGGGGAGGCATACCCTGCGGCATACCTTGTGGAGCGGGCGCACTCTGCTGGGGTTGTTGTGGAGCCTGTTGTGGAGCCTGTTGCACTCCACCAACAGGCAAAACATTACCTTGACGCACGGGCTCGGGCGGGAAGTACGCCTTGATGTCCATGTTCGGGGCTTCTTGCACACCAATATTCTTGATGTTGACTGTGCCACCATCGGCTCTGCGCATCAAATGTTTGGTTTTGAATTGCTCAAAATCATCGCCAAACTTAACTTTTTTTGCAGTAGGCTTTGAGCTTGCATGCTCATCGCGCATAGCCAAGTGACGTTGGGCAACAACGTTTTGCTCAGGGAATGCATGAAAGTCATCGTCGCTAAAGCCGATGTGACGATTGCCGCCAACACCACCACCTTCTGCGTAGAACTTGATGGGTTGAGGCGGGCTGTATTCTTTGCCTGCCGCCTTCAGTTGGTCTTGTGGCTTGTCGATCTCATACTCGCCCTTGTTTGCGATTGCATGATCAATGTGCTTGTCGCTCACGTTGTGGGTAAACGATGTCTGGTGACCAATGTTGCTGGTGGACTCCGTGGGCGTGGTCATCAAGATATGACCAGCTTCTTTGCCATTCTTGGTCTTGAAGCGGTTCTTAGGCAAAAACTCCTCATCTTTAAACCGCGAATCGGTTGGGATCATGTGAGGTGTGCCATCCTTGTTCTCGCCAACTTGAACCAAGCGCGGGTGCAGGATGTGTTGCTTTTGGTAGTCAAAGCGTTTGCCAGCCACAGTGGTGTGGCCGAAGTGAGCTTTGTCTGGGCTGGTAGGCTTGCCGTTGCCACCAAAGTGGCCTTCTGGGCCCTCTGCCTTCTCTTCTGGGGTCAACTCATGTTCTTCGCGTCCAGTCGTCCAATACTTGGCGTGAGTGATGTGCGCTTCCATCTTCTTTGCCATAGGTGAGCCGCGCTTTACGTCAGTCACCATATAAGAACCTTTGGGCGGGGTCTTGTTGCCCTGCTCATTGCGGAAGTCGCCCTTATTGTCGGCGGCCATGATGGTGTTGCGCACACGGGCTTTATCGCGGCCAATATTCTCAGAAATTGACTCACCCTTCTTAACCTTGGGGCCAACGTTGGAGTGAGTGACGTAGTAGCCATTCTCAGGGTCGTGCAACTCGTTGGTCTTGCCATATGAGTTGGCAATGATTGGTGGCTTGCCTTCAGCCTTGCGCTGGTCGTTCAAGTGACGGATGGCATGGCGTGAAGTCACGTCAGTCTCATCCACTACGTTGGGACGAAACAGCAAGCGCTTGTTGCCCTTGTCTGCCAGACGTGCGGCATTACGCAATGAGCCAGTGTGGGCCAATATCCAGTCGTTGGTCATGGCTGGGTCGTGTTTGGCTTGTGCGTGAGCGGCACGTCGCACAGCGGCGGCGGCATATTGGGACTCAGCATTTGGAGCAAAGCATGTGCCCTTCTTGGTGTCCACAATACCCTGCGCGTCTTTACCGCCACCACAACCCTCGGTTTGGCCGGGGCAAGTGTTGACAACGTTGTACTTGGTGTCATTGCCGTGTCCAGATGTGTACAGGGCATGACCTGCCACACCTTTGGATGCATAACCAACATGGGTGCGGCCTTGTGCGTCTTCTTCATGGCGCACGGTGTCCAACTTCTCGGACTCATCCAACGTGTTTGCTGTCCTGCCAATGTGCTTGGCTTCACGCAAACGGTTCAATGCGGCCTCTTCGGCTTCGTGTTGCTCTTCAAGTGGCTTTGCAAAGTGATCGGCCAATGTCTTCTTGTGCATTGAAGCCATCTTGTTCAAAGTCAAAGGCTCTCGATGCTCTTCTCCATACACTTTGGCGCGAGCCTCATTCATCTCGTGCAAACCAATAGCGCCAGCCTTGGGATTTCCTTCCAACGTGTGGCGGGGAACAACAATACCTTTCACGCCGCCAGAACCTTCAGCATGAATGGTTACACGCTTACCAGTATCTACGGGCTTGGCAGAGCCACCCTTAGCCATATGCCTGCGCATCATCTCAAGCTTCATTGTGTCCATGTCGTCGCCCTTTGCCATGTGTACTGTGCCGCCCTGAGCTTTTGCGTCGGGTTTAAGTTGATTTGCAAGCCAGTCGTCATGCTCTGCGTGAGTAAGGTACTGACCCTTTTGTTTAATCATGTCAGCGTTTTTAATGTCGCCAACGCTAGACCAGTTGCCGCTCTTCACAAAGTCCTGCACAAAAGGAATGTATTGCTTGACAGGCTTGGCGTTTTGTTTGCCTTTAATTTGCTTAATGGATGGGGCAGGATTTCCATACTTGTCAATATAAGCTTGATCAAGCAATTGCCAATATTTATCTTCAGAGCTTACACCCGGCATTACGCCGCCAAAGTATTTGTCTTTGACTTGCTGAGACAAATTCCATCGTTCTTGATCGGGAAGATTGCGAAACTCTCTTGTAATATCTGCTGGTTTCACTTCCACTGTCACATGCGGCTCGTTCTTGGCATCACGCAAACTGAAGATGCGGGACTTACCTGAGACCACGTCAGGTGTATATCCACCAACGCAATGACCCATAGTGTCACCCTCGTACTTCAATGCGTCATCCAGCTTTGAGTAGTTGGGGTGGTAAATGGACTCTTTGCCTTCTGGGTCAACGTAAGTGCCAGCAGGGGTCATGCTGTGGCCTTCAGGTAGCTCAGGGTTCAATGCCAACTCAATCCACTTGTAGCCTTCTGGATACTCTTTGTGGACTGGCATGCCTTCAGTGGCCTTGAGCGCGGTCTCAGCCATGGCTTTCTTGCGCTCTTGGTCGTACTCGTGCGCCCGGCGGACTGCGTGCTCGATGCTGACCTTACTCAATTGTTCGGGACGCAAGCGGCCTTCAGTGAGGTCTTGCTTCAACACATCCACCAAGTGATCAAAACCCAAGTAATGGGCATGCATGTTGTCGGTGTTTGTGAAAATCTTGGTTTGTGGATCAGCGTCCACCATCCACGGCTCACGATAGTCTCGGTGTAGCTCTTTAATTGGCATTGGGTGCATTGCAACGTCTGCGGCATCTTCCCATGCTTGGGCTTCTGGCGACTTTCCAAGTCGTGGTGCGCCATGCACTTTGCGTACACCTTCGGCCTGCGTTGACCCGTAGCCCATCTGCTCAGGCGGCATGTGGACAATGCCTTGCTCTGCCAACTTGCGGATGGGGTCGTCATGCGTCGCCATCTGCTTCTTGATGTAATTGGTCAGGTTGCGGTCAATCCACTGGTTCATTGCATCGTTTCTTGCAAGCCTTCCAGTGGACTGAAGTCTCTCTACTTGATCTGGCGCATATTCAGTAATTCGATCAGTTGTGACTTTTGACTTCAAAGGATTGAGTACATCCTCAACACCGCCCTTGATCCAGTTCTTTGGGCCTTGTCCGCCGATAGCAAGGTGCGCTACGCCGCCCTTTGCATACAGTGATGGCTTGCCATACTTTGGATTCTTTGCCAGCACCAGTGGGCCGATCTGAACCACATGCTCAGAGTGTGTGATGGGTTGCATGGTCTCGCGGTCATAGAAGTCACCATGACGGCGTGGGTCGTAACCTACTTGGCGGTAGTCAGGATGGTTCAGATACTTCTTGAAGTGCTCGACGGCCTGCTCTTCGTTGATGTGTTCAAGTTCACCCTTGATTCGAGCAAACGAGTTTTTGTTTTGTTCGCCAGTAGCAACTCGGATGGCCTTGTCAGGGGAACCCTCAAAAGTTGCGTTGCGCACTGAAGACACTGGGCCGTATGAGTTGGGGAGCTTGTGTTCGCCACTACCCTCTTCGTCGTGTACTGAATTGACCCACACGCCATGACGCTCGTATGCTGGGATGTCCAAGCGCAAGCCAACACGGCGACCAGCAGGCCAGCTTTCATGTGCCCGCCAGTTTTGCTTCTGGCGAGGAAGCAGTACCTCCATAGCCTTCTCATTGGTTGCAGGCTGGGGGATGAAGTCATACTTCTTGACGGGCTTCTCTTTGGCGACCAACTTGGCGTAAGCTTTCTGCTTCAGTTCGCCTTCCATCAAGGCACGAGCGGCGGCTTCAATGCTGGGGTTACGGCGGCTGGCGGCATCATCAAACACGGTAGGACGCACCTCAACCTTGCCGCCCTTGGCCTTCTTATCGGTGGGCAACTTCACTGCGCCAGCAATCTTCTCAAGGTTGGCTAAAGCCTTCATGCGGCGATTGAACTCATCGTTGCCGGGTTTGAGCGAGTCTCTCATACGCTGAAGCTCAGCAAGTTGCGCGGGTGTTAAAGCCATATTGACCCCAAGGTAGGACTGCCCAATTATAGAGACAGCGCCCGTTTAATCAACTGGTTGCAGGGGCTGGAGTCGCACCAGCGGTCTTCTGGGTATGAGCCAGACGGGATACTGCTTCCCCACCCTGCGGTATAGGTTGTTGGTGGCTACTGGGCCAGTCAATTTACCACCGCAGTCTGCAATGGAACCACCAACACGGCTGAGGACTGCTCTTGCGGAATTGCAAAGCAACTGGGTGTATACCCCCAACAATCCCCATGCGTGTTGAGGGTGCTCTAACACCCCACAACTCGTCCCTGCGCTAACAGGGAAGTCTTTGACAACTAAGTCTCAACGCCTTAACTTTATCACACTGCATACGGGTTCTCGCGCTTATTCTGATAGCCCGCATCAATCACATCCTCTGGGTCATAGTCTTCCCTTGGTGGCGGGTCAATGTTCAGCCATCCATAGTCCCGCAGATACCGCAGGCCCTGTGACAGGGCATCCACATAGTCGTCGTGGACGGTCTCAGGGAACGCGCAGACTTGACTCACCATGCCCTCGGCCCAGTCCCTCACAAAGCCCTTCTTGACGCCGCTCTCAGGAACCCATACACGGCCCGCCTTGATGATGTTGGACACAATGTTAAGGCGTTGCATTTTGTCGGCCTTCCCGGGGTTGTAGGCCAGCACAGGCAGGTGCGCACGGGCCAAGTCTTGGATCAGGCTGATGCCCGCTGACTTGTCCTCAACAATGATCAGGTCAACACGCTTCTTGCCCTTGCCCTCGCCATATACAAGCTCGTACTCCTCGATCACCTTTGGGCGCAGGTCAGGGTACTGCATATGATCCTGCCAGCAGTCCAGTATCAGGACGCTCATGGGGCCATCCAGCGGCTTGTACACGCCAAGCGTTATGGCCGCAGTCGGGTCGTTGGCCGTCTTGTCTGAACTGGCGCAGTCATAGGACTGGATGATGTACTCCAGCGGAGGAATAGGCTTGCCATCGGGCCACAGGCGGAACCAATCGCGCTTGATGATGCCAGACTCTTCGGGATCAATGATCTCGGCATAGATCTCTTGCCTGCCAATCTTAGTACCCTCGTATTGCAGGATCTGCTTCTGGAAGGTGTCAGCAAGGTTGGCAATGTTGTCGTATGTGGATGCGGTCACCACGGCCACATCGTCACCGTTCCTGCCGATCAACTCCATGATCAGGTCTTTGGGCTTGGGTGTGGTGGTGCAAATGATCTTTGTATGCTTGCCCAAGCGGACGCCGAACATGATCTGATCCCACGCCTCTTGCAGGTATTCCCACGCCGCAAGCTCATCGCACCACGCACCGTGGAACTGCGGGCCTCGGAACCGCTCAGGCTCTGATGCAGGAATACCCTTGATCAGGCTCCCGTTGGTCAGGCGTATCTCGTGCAGGGCCTTGTTGTAGTCCTCAACGAATTCCTTGGGGATGATGGATTGCAGGCCAGAGTCGCCCTCAAAGCATGTTGCCCGCACGTCGGCGGATGTTGGGGCCGCCACCAGCCACCGGGTGTTGGGTTGCTTCCATGCCCACCAAGCGATCTGCTCAGCCGCTGTACGGGTCTTTCCAGCCCCCCGGCCAGCCAACAATAGCCATATCGTCCACCAGTCACCAACAGGCAGGACTTGGTGCTTGTGGGCCTTTGACAGCCATCCTGTACGCCAAGCCCACTCAAGCTTGTAGTTGGTGTCAGGGATGGCGTCGAACTTGGCCCTTATCTCAGGGTCGGCCAACAGGTCAAGGACGTCATCAGACATTCTTCTCCTGCTTCTTTAGCTCGATGTTCTGCATGATGGCGTCAAACAGGGACTTGGCCTCCACATGCACCTCGACGGGCTCTTCCTTTGATCCAGCCAACTGCATGCGCTCGCCGTACTTCTTGGGGTTGAACTTGGCTAACAGCTTCAGGCGCGTCTCGATCTGTAGCTTACGGTGGCCCAGCATGTCCTCAACGGTGGTGCTGGAGCCCTTGTCGCTCATGTGCTGAACCTGACCAAACTTGGGCGTATCAGCGATTACCAAGCATTCCTCGGCCATTGCATCGTACCCAAGATCCCTAGCTCGCGCGATGGCTCCGGAAAGTCCCACGCCCTTCTCGCCCAAAGCATCATCACGATACATCCAGTCATACACCGTCTGCCAAGCTGGCATGTGATCATCCCTGCATATCTGCCTCAATGGCTCCCCCTCACTCAGCCTCTTACATATCTCTGTTGCAAGCTCAGGGGTGTACTTGGATGGCCTACCCATCTTTTTTGTTGTCGGCGCAACGGCTACTACTTCTGTTGTATTGGCTTCTTTATTGGGCGCAGGCTCCCCAGAAGGGGTAATCTGCTCTCCTCGGCTTTTCTTCTTGGTTGCCATTGGTATCTCCGCTGGTATTGCTTTCCCCTATTTTAACTTTAAGTTTGTCCTTTTTCAATCCGTGTGGCTTTTTCATGATTATGTCGACCAAATCGTCGTCCCTCTGCATCAGGGCCTTGTCTGACACATTCCAAGACATTCTTTGTCTCATTGCCCTGAAGTCCATGTCCGTGATGCGCTTGCCTGCGCTCATGTTTGTGCCGAACATAAGCTTGCTCAGGAACTGGTTGTGGTCGATGCCTATCAGGTGACAGTATGCAATGAACGTCTTGGACTTGAAGAACACAACGGACTTTGCGGCGGCTGGGTTGATGTTCATGCGCATCTTGGACTCGTGGTCGCCCGGCCTCGTCATCAGATCCCTCAGCGCGTTTGCAATGATGGCCGCAATCAAATGAGCCGACCTCTTTGCCTGCTCATCCTGAATAGATTCACTGTAAAAATTAATCATTACTTTTCTTTCCTCGGTCTGTTGATAAGTTGGCCGCACTCGTGGGCCTCAGCATTGGCTTTCGTTAAAAAAACAAACTCGCACTCCTTGCACCGCCAGATCAATCCCTCCACCACCTCGATCCGACGATCACCGTGCATGCCACGAACCCTTCCCCAAAATGTTTTGATCATCTCAAGCACTGCTCTTCCCCCACTTTTTGCACAACCTCTTAACTTTTTCGGATTTCTTTTTCTTGTTGCATATCTTGGTGATGGACTTGTCCTTGGCCTTAACTTGCAATTGAGAAGGCGTCATCGGGACTGGCTCGGCAGGGTGCAGGCCGTTCCAACCAACAATACTGAGTAAAGCGCCTACGATCAATTTGTCAATCATGTCACTGCCTCTGCGCTGGTATGCGGTTCAGGATCTTCTCGGCCAGTTCTGGTTGACCAGCATCCCTTGCAATGTCTGCGCTGGCTTCTCGCTCGATCATCAGGGCCTGCTTGATGGTCTCGATAGCCAGAGTCATTATCTCAGCCTTGGCAATGGTCAGGGCATCATCAAACTCTTGTTGGGTGAAGAATGTCACCGCGCCTTGGCTCCCCAACAGTTGTCGGGCCAGTTGGCTCATCTCTTTTTTCTCAGTCATTTTGTTCTCCTAGATATTCACAAATCTATGAGTTTTGTATCACTGTGCGTGTACAACGTATTCGCACCTGCCCTCGTTCAACGGCGGCGCAGTTACAAACCAAGGTGTTCGCTCCCCTGCGGGTTGTTGTTCAAGAACTCGTCGGCAAGTTGCACAAGGTGTAACCAACTGGGTAGTCTCGTCTCGCCAGCCGTTGCATCGGCAGATGTCAAATGCCAGTGTCATTAACAGTCCCCATAACTTCTGCCGTGTCCGGCTTCAATACTTCAATCATTGTTCTTCTCCTTGAGTGCATCAATACAGCCATCTGAATTAAATTTCACGATTGCCCAAGGGTCGATTGCATAATGCAATTCTGCTTGTGTCATAAGTTTCTTTATTCGTGTATTGCCAATCCACATTTCAACTCCCGCAAAGGCCACAGGCTCTTGCTCAATCTCTTGACCCAACCTCTGCACTTCATACATGGCGTGTTCTCTGATGGCTTGGCGTAGGGATGTGATGGCTGGGCCGCACAAATCATGTGATTCCTGAACATGATGTAACGGAGGGTCAATATCCCACGCACTTAGTTCTTCCGCTAATGCAGACTGAGACTTTTCTAATGCCTCAAGCCACTGTTTCATTGCTTCAATCATGCTTGTTCTCCTATGGCTTCTGCGTCTAGGCAAAACAATTCAATGATTTCTTCAAGCTCAACAACCCTATTTTGAAAATGACAAGCAATTTCCAGCAATCTCAAAAATTCTTCACGCTCATTCATGTTTGTTCTCCTCTGGCTCTGATGGCTTTGGCTTCCATGTCGCGCACTGCATCCATTAATTCGTTTGCTCCTGTTTTACGAGACTCAAGTAACTTTGCACAGGCTTCACGTTCTTTGGCGGCTACCAGTTTGGCAAAGCGTATAAGATGCTTAGTCAAATCTATTCTGCAGTCCCAAGGAGTTGTGCGATCTTCCGCACTAAAAATTAACTTTGCCTTTGCTCCCATTTCAACAATTTCACTAATTTCCTTTTTTTTCATGACTCACCCCTTGCCCTGATGGCTTTGGCAAATTTTTTACCCCACGCTTCTATGTCATCCAATGCGTTTAGGTTGGTAACGATACCCAAACCATCGGCACACACCCTTGCACAAGCTTCGCGCTCTTTGGCGGCGACCAGTGCGGCAAATTTTGTCATTGCGTCCATATTTATACGATCACCGGGCGTTGTTACGATGTAGCATTGAATTGCAAAACGAATAATTTCATCTTGTGTCATCCCTGCCCCCGTTCTGCATCTTGTCAAGTGCATACATGAACACCGCGATACATACACCGCCAAGGCCAAAGCCAATGAACAGCGCGGCAATTAAAGCAAATACATCTAAAACCATCATTTCTCCTTCGAGGGCCACTCAGCCCAAAAAATAGGACGACCAACCAGCCCAGCATTCTTTGACGCCTGCTGGATGAATTCCTCGGGGCTCACCTTGGCAGGGAAAAGCCTCTGTCTCTCGGACAACTCCTGCAAGATTTCATAAGCGGCCTCGGTGTACCCATCACGCAGATAAGACATGGCCTTGAGTATTTTTTCATTCATCTTGGTGCTCACTCCTCATGATGCGGCGCTCCATCTGGCGCACCGTCCGTTTCAGATTGGCGTTCTCGGCCTTCAGGCGCTCTATTTGGGCCTTGTAGGCGGTCAAACTGGCCTGAGCAAGGGCAAGGGTGCTTGCCCCGCCCTGCTGGCCTTCTTGGGGCTTATTTGGCTCCATTGAGAACCGCCGTCAAAGCCTCGATCAATTGCTGGGCCTCGTCTTTGGTCATGGATGTGTAGGAATTGCACCCAGACATGGACAGGCTCAGCCACACGCCATCGTCGTA